ATGTACTGGCAACAGCGCTTTGACCGAGTAGATCCAGATCTACAAATACGAATAGCTATTGAAGATATTCGTAAGGACCATCCCAACTATGGATATAGAAGATTGTTACCTTTGTTGCGATCACGAGGTATTGTTGTTAATAAGAAACGATTGCAACGAATTATGCAAAAGTTCAATCTGCAAGTAATAGCATTCTCCCGTAAGAGCCGAAAATATAACTCATATAAAGGCGTTAAAGGACGGATTGCACCTAATCGCATTAAGCGTAGATTCTATTGCAGTCAACCACATCAAAAAATTACTACAGATACAACTGAATTTAAGTATTATGAACTAGATGCAAACGGTGCTTTGAAAGTTGGAAAACTATACTTAGATCCATTTATGGATTTATATAATCTTGAAATTATTAGTTTTAGTATAAGTCCTACACCATCGGCTGAGTCTATACTTTCAGCACAACAACAGGCGATTGAAAAGACTGCCGATGCTAAGTATCGACGGACATTTCATTCTGACCGTGGTTGGGGTTACCAAATGAAAGCGTATCAACATAATTTAAAAGTGCATAACATATTTCAAAGTATGTCTAGAAGAGGTAATTGTCTCGACAATTCACCAATGGAAAACTTTTTTGCTATCTTAAAACAAGAGATGTATTATGACAATACCTTTCATAGTTATGATGAGTTAAAAATGGCGATTGAAAACTATATTATGTATTACAATACTAAACGAATTAAGGAAAAATTGAACTGGCTAAGTCCAGTTGACTATCGTTTAGCTACTACTGCAGCATAAAAAATTCCGAGCAACCAGTTTAGGTTACTCGGAAATAAAAGTCTAACTTTTTGGGGTCACTACATATCTAGGTTGGTAGGCCCTTTACTTTTTAACTACAAACAATTGCTTTACTACTCAACTGACAACTAATAGTTGATAGTTGCGTGTATCCACCATTACACGCTATGGAGATGTATGGATCACTTCCTTAGTTCTTAGATGCAAGATAAATAACAGTACCGCCTAATAGGATATTCAACAACTTACTTTTGCGTTGCTCCATCTTGGCTTTGTGTATTTCTTTCTTTTGCTCGTTCAAGTATATTTCGGCTTTCGCCAATGATAACTTTTGCTCGTTCAGCATCTGTTCTTGCTTCTGTAGTAAGTTCCGTGCTTCTGTTAATTGCATTCTCTGTTCGCTGATTAAGTTCAACGCTTCGATTAATTCGTTCTTCTGTTCGTTCGTTGATAACTTCGCTACTCTCAACTGCATTTCTAACTCGTTGATTGTAGTCAACTGCTTGTTGATTGTATTCTCTAGCGTGTCGAAGTTCGTTTTCAGCGTTGCGTATTCCTGTGGTGTCAATGTTACTGTTTCTGTTGGTGTAGAACCATACACAGATGAGGCACACAATGACAAGAATAACAGGAACGCACCAAGGATACTTTTCAGTAAATTGCTTGACTTTAACATACATACATACCCTCCCTATATATTACTGCCCCATTGCTGAGCGTAATATTTAGCTTTCATTCGTATTACATCGCCACCACTACCAGGTTCATCACCTTGAGTAACTACCCATAAGTCCCATCGTTCACATGTAGTGGTTGGCCCGTATGGATCATGTGCGTAAAACCCGTCCATATTATCCGCTGCCTCAGCATGCGTTAACACATTGGTAATACTAGCAGGCAGTCCTAAGTCTACACATAATACTGCGACTACCTGAGCTAATGTTTCAATTTGTGCAGCCGTTGGTGGATAATCACCTAAGTCATTTACCCATTGAGCCCCATATGCACAATCTAAGGATATGCCTACGGCTCTACCATTACGCATCCAGGTGTGGCTTTTGTGGTCTGTTAATTCACCGTCGATGTAAATATTACCGCACCCATCAATGTTGATGTGGTAATCGTCAAATTGTTGGTTATATCGACCTGCAGTCCAATGTATGTATATCTTATCAATGTACCCTACAGCCCTACTGCAATAGTCGTTTAAGTCACTTAAACTAACGTTTATCATCCGCACTCCCCCTTTCCATCATAGGCGGTACCTTTGGTTGTTCTTCTAGCTTATCAGGTACGCCGTTATGGTCCTTGTCTATCCAAAGTGCTAAGAACCCTACAATGGCAGTTAGTACGCTTGGTATAAAGATATGGTCAATAATGTTAATACCTGTGCTAATTAATTTCCCTCTTTCATCGGATACGTGCCCTTGGACAAACACCATTACATATTCGATGACTACTAACAATATAGGTACTAGCATGACGAGGACTAATGCCCTCGTCGCTAATACACCTGTAGGGTGGATGTTAGCCACCCTAACAGATTTAAATACTTTCTTAGCGCTGTCCATGAGCTGAGGTGGTATGATCATGTAATTCCTCCCTTAACTCATTAATTCGCTTTTCCATGGATTCTAGCTTCGTGGTTAACATCATGAAGGTAGCCTCCGATTTTACACGTTCAGCACGTGAGAGTTTCATATCCTCTTTTAACTCATTAAGAGTATCAAAGAGTGTATCCCACTTACTCGTGAAGGATATATTATCCTGTATTCGTTGTGCTTCCAAACGGTCTAATAGAGGTACTATCAGAAGCCGATATCCTGCACCCGCTACGATGCCTACGATAGTTAATGTCGTAAGCAAGTCGTTCAACTCAAACTGCCAAGTCCAGATGAGATATGCACCCCCTTACTCTGTGCTAACTAAGGACCAGATATGGATTATAAGTGTTCACTTTCGTATGTGCCGCCGTTCCAAGTCAATGTATCTTCTAAAGCAACTTTAAAACTGCGTGTGTTTGTTGTAATTGATACAGTGCCTTGATTTACTGCGGTGTTAAATGTAATGTTTTGTGGCTGTTTAATGATAAACGTTAAACCATTATATTTATTTCCATTAGTATCCCTATCAGTCATTTGTTTTGGTGTTTCAGAAACGATTTCCAATACATCGATATCGGCTTTAGTCCATTTACCAAGCCAGTTGAAAGAGTGTCCGTCGCTATAGTCAGCTAAACGTAACACTAATTTCTTACCATACTTAGTGAATTTTGCACCTGTTGCATCTGTGTAAGTATCATCCGCCACAGTAGTCTCAAGACCTTTGATAGAGATAACGCCTACTTCACGGTCTGCAAGGTCAAAGTAGGATACTTTGATATCATTTTCGCCAAACGCTTTGATAGGAACTCGCATGTTATCACTTTCAAATACACGTTTTTCGCCGCCGTTTACAGAAACCTTGAAGTGCGGTTCACCTTTAAGGTCTAAGAACTCTTGACCAGCTACAGGTTGGAAGTATTCGAGTTGTTTGAATTCCACGTGAATAGTATCGCCTAAAATTTCTACTAGCTTAGCGAGTACTGTTTCAACACTAGCATCAGGCAAGTACACGTTTTTATCTTTCAATAGTTCTGCTGCTCGTTCAGCACTACCCGCATCACCTTTAGGACCTTTTACGCTTTTGAGAAATTCGCCATCTTTCTTTAATATTTGAGCCGTCTCTTCCGCGCTACCTTTATCACCTTTAGGACCACGTAAGCTATCTAACCATGCTTGCTCATCACCTTTAAAGCCGTGAGCTACTGCGATAGCATAAGCAGATTTACCCAAACCTTCCAACAATGGTAATGTTGTTTCTTTGTCAAATTTGATTGTTAAAGTATTGTTTGTTTCAGCCATGATAAGTTACCTCCCCTTACTCATGCATAGAAATATCCGGCACGATCGTAATCGTACCTTGGCCAATCTTTAGCCAGTGTTCATCGTTATAAAGGAATGCGTCATAGATATAATCGCCACCCTTTATTTTCTTCTCTGCTGACTCTTGGGCAGAGATAAAAAACCTTACCTGTTTTGACTCTACCACAGAATGTAACTCTAATATCATATTGTCATACGGGCGCTTGCGAATTTTACAAGCGCCTTTATATTGACTCAAATCCATGTCACTTTCTGGTGGTACTACATAACTGATAGAAAAGTCATCGCCACAGTTTAGGGTTAAATCTTGTTCGACCATATAGCCTCCTTATTGTCGTGCAATAACCAATACATATAGCTCGCCGTAGGAATAAGAATTAGAATAGTAATCATGTCCATTATCTCCGCCACCGCTCCATGTGTTAGCGCTTTTTGCCTCTACAACTGCTCGGCGTTTTCTAATAATCCCTACATTTAAAGTATCATTACTATTCATGTAGATGTCACATCGACCTATATATCTAGCTTTTTGTTGCTCATATTTTGACTCATCAATATAATTTTGTGTTCTTCTCTCCCACGGATTTGAAACCTTAGTTTCATAGTATCTATAATTGCTGTTGAAATAACTTTCGGTCATTATATAGCCGACAGGAATAAACGTACATTGACTTTCATTAAACCCTTCCGGTAGTGGACACCAGTCACCATGACGTACTTTGTAGATTTGCACATCAATATTTTTAATCTTATAGCCAGATTGGAATATTGAGGCAGCGTCAATACGTGAGCCTGTAATATTAGCGCCTACGATGTTGCCGTTTTCGTCAACCTTAAACGAGCCTGTCTTATTTTGAAGTACACCGCCGATAACCTTACCACCTGTTACAGTACCAAGGTTGCCACTGATTGCGCTTAACTCTCCGATGTCCATCTTATCTGCAGATACCGCTTTGGCTGCAAGCATCTGTTTAGTAATGATGTTATTGTCGAATAGTGCATCACCAGTTACGTGTAGTAGCTTGCCACTAATTCGTGTTCCCGTGGAGCTTATATTAATACGACTTACAATCTCATCGCCATTCAATGCTTTTAACTTAAGGTCAATACCTTCCGATAATTGGCTAAACTGTGTAGCCATATTAGCGGTTAAGTCCTGTACTTGCGTAGAATATGCATTAGCAGTTTGGGTAAGTTCCTTAATCTTATCGTCCATAGCCTTAATGCCAAGAGCTTCCTTGTCAATTAAAGCAGGGTCAATACTAGCCGGTACTGAAGTACCAACGATATCAGAGTACGCACCCTCACCAAATATATCCACATACGCTACTTTTACATTCAAGATACCTGGGTCATGAGGTATCATATTTACGTTTGTAGTAACAAAATACTTCTCTGTACCGAGGTATATATTAGCGCCTATACAAGTATCCGGTATGCTATCAAAGACTACGCTTACGCCTGTAATATTACCTTTAACTTTGACATTCGTTGGAGCTTTAGGAACTACTGCGTTATAGTCAAGTCTAAGAGCCGGACCATAACCTTTAACAGGATTGTGTGCGTAAACGAATACCGCACCTCTACGAGCCGATAACTTAATTTCAGAGCGAATATCTGTAGTCTTGGCTAGCCTATTATTAGCTTGGCCAACATTACTATCAAGTCGTACTTCGTAGTAATCAATGTAGGTATTCTCTACAGGGTCCCATGCAGTAACGATCGTTTTACCGATTGTTACCTCACCACGAGCCGGTGCATTAGGTGTAGCTACACTTTCAGCGGATACAGTAGCCGTAATACGTGCTTCAGCCTTACCGCTCTCGTTGCCGGACGTATCAACAGCTGATAGCTTGAATTGGTAATTGCCAGTATTTGGAATGAAGTACGAGTAGGATGTACCGCCTATATGTTTAATCAACACTACATCGTTACCGTCATATAGAGTGTATCCATGTAGGTCAGCCTCTGTATTAGGTTCCCATGATAAGTGAAGTACACTACTATTTACTGCGTCCTGTGTTACTTTAAATCCTTTAGGTGTGGCCGGTGGTATTTCCTTACCACTCACATACACCGCACGCTCAACACCTTCATATGCAGCACCGACTTCATTGGTACATACAATCTTAACGTCGTAATTGACGTCAGTTGCTACGCTTGGAATGGTCACGCTAGTAGCACTACCATCTAATACCTTGAACTGTTGCCACTCCTTAGCAGTAACAGGCTTGTAATACACGATGATGTTTTTGGCCACTTTATCCCTTAGCAGTTGCCAAGTACCATTGATATCGCAAAGTACAGTACCGTCCTTTAATGTCTTAACGTCAGCAATTAAAACTAAGTTAATAACCTTAATTACGTCAGACTTCGTTGTGTAGTCGATAATTGGTACTGATCCATCATCACCGGCGTACAACTCAGGGTAGTATTCAATACAGGATATCTTACGTGTCATTTCAGAGTTGGACTTGCTAATGGATAATACCCTAAATGGCTTAGCTTCCTTGGTTGCCTCACCATAGGTGTATAAATCGTCGGTCTGAATGACTGCATTACTAGCAAGCGTTAAGGTCTTACCGGTTACACCAGTTATGTTGTAAGACTCTAATGCATCCGTTTTAGCATTGCGTACCATAAGCCTGTAAGTCTTACCTTGCTCAAAAGTAACCTCTCTATCAAGGATTACTTTATTACCTGTGGCAGACTCTACACGACCACCTTGCCCCCAGTCTGTCACATCGTGTTGTAATAGGATTACATCCCCTATCGTGCACGCTATGGCGTCTGTGAAAGCCTCGAAGGTACAAGTACGCACCTCGTATTTATTCGCTCTTAGGTAGTGCTTAGCGTAATTGTAGGCTTGGTCTACATCAACACATCCCATAAGTTCAACTTGTGCAGGACTAGCTAACGATGTAGTCACGTCATATTCTTCGCTAAATACTGGAAGTACATCACGCTCATAGTCCTTAGCCTTATTAAGGAAGGATACCTCGATAGCATTTGCCCTAGACGATGTAGCTTGGAATTCTTCCATGAAAGAGTCCATCTTGATATTGCCTACCGTGAATAACTGAGTAGGTGTAGCAGCATAGTCATAAATACAACTAAACCGAGTACCTAGAGGTATCACCTTACCTCTACCCACATTCTCAGCGTATTTGAGCGCATCCCATACTTGGCTAGCATTGTCATAAATGTAATTAAATGTAATATGTTTTTCATCGCACTTATCAGCCCACGCCTTAAATGCGTCATATACGAAGCGTTCACGAGGAGCGCCTTTAACTACATACTCATCGCCAATCTTTCTACAATGATGTAGGATATCGTAACAAGCCCATGCAGGGTTATTCGCCGGCTTAGACTCATACGCTCCAGTGTAGCTATTAAATACCCATACTGTTTTTCGCTCTTGTATCCAAGTTACGTTTGGATCATTACCATTTAATTGGTCAGTAGCCAATGCTTTGATACCAATAAGCACCTTACCAGGATGAATGAAATCGTCATAGACAATCTGAGTTAACTGGGACCAATATACTTTGTTCACATGGCGGTTAGAATTACCGTCCTTATGTGCACACCGCATACGGACTTCATATTGTCCTGGTTCCTTTACATCGAACCGGAACACACGATAGATAGCTTTATTTGAACTATCCTTGATAACACCAGCATATTGACTATTATCGATAGACGTTTTTGAATGACTGTTGCGTTTAAACCAGCGATTATCTGTCTTTTCAAGCATTGCACTTTGGCCACCATTGTTACTAATCGGTAATGGTATCCACTCAGCAGAACCAACTTTACGATAACCACCCTCAATGGTGACTGAGGTTTCACTCAGTCCGCCCTGGTCGTTTGAATAATACAAGCCATTAGGAAGTGAAATAGTAACCTCTAGCGCGGTAGATAAGTTACCTTGCGTTTGATGTATTGACCAGTCGTTGGTAAGCTCATACGTCAATGGTTGGTCAGCATAGTTATCATTGAAGTTAGGGATAATTTCTTGGTTATTTGTGCCAAGTCTTACATCGAGTTGAACTTCCTTATAGTTACCAATAGGGTTACCATTTAATTTAACGTCCGTTATAGCGGAAATAGGGCCCTCCCCGGCACAGTATAATAGGTTAAGATATTGTTTTTCACCGTCGCTCGTTACATGACGAGATATAAGCATACCGGCACTTTTACACTTACCATAAGTAATAGCTAAAGGATGACCTTGGCCAATAACAGTCTGTGCACCTTGCCACCCATAAGTAGCGGACTGCTCGGTATTAGAGCTATCTGTCTTAGGTGCAGCTATTTTAGATATGATCGCGTTACCAATCATACCGATAGCCATTGCTGCGAGCGTACGACCTAATACGCTTGTAATACCGAATATCGCACCGGAGGCGATACCGGCAGTCGCTATCGATAAACCAATAGATAACAAGATAGCGAATGCCTGCTTTTCAAGTTTAGGTAATACCACTACATAGGCTTCGTCTGTAGGTGATGCGGCACTATCTACTAACTCACCATTTATGGAGTACACCCATTCACCTGGTTCAGTGAAATATTGGTTAAGCTTTTTACCTTCAACAAAAGGCACAAGGGTCTCTTGTCTAGTGGTAAGGTCGAATGGGTTTCGAGCAATTACTAATCTAATCATTTTGAGCCTCCTTGTGCCTGTACACTCCTAATATACGTTTTCTTAATCTGTCCATTGGTACGATACACACACCCGCATATTCGGTAGAATGTATCATCTTACCTTCGCCTACATATACTGCGATATGATCAGCATTATTACCGTAGAGGTTCATGACAATTATGTCCCCTACTTCCGGCTCCTTGACTTCGTGCCAGGGAGAGTTCATATTTGGCCAATATGTTGCGTATGGCTCAAGCTGAATACCGGCTCTCTTGTACACCTCTACCACAAGCTCCCAACAAGGCAACTCTTTCCATGGAGTCCCTACTAGGTTATTTAGAGTTAGACGCATATAAGCCCCCTTGTGGTATTGTTGGTTCTCCACCAAATCTAACGCTGTTATTTAACTCACGACAGTGTTTTAGAGTTTTGTTACATGATTGTGCGTACCCTTTGTATCCGCACTCTACAGACTTAAATTTAAAAGGACAATAGTCTTTCATCACTCGAACAGGTGGGAACCTGCGTGAGAATGAGAAGTCTGTGCCTAATGTGAACACTACCCAGTCTGCTTTAGATTGGGATGCATTAATGATGAACGTTTCTTCTAGTTCAATAATGTCCGGTAAGTTAGTATTAAATATTCGAATATTGACCTCACAATCTGTGAGGCCTTTATTCTTTTCTACCAACCGTTGGATAGTACCGGTTACATTCGCTACAGAGAGTTTAACGTTAGGCATCTGCTTAGTGTCCTCGTTGATATCCTCTAGCTTGAAAGGAAATGCTGTGTACTTCTTTCCGGCTAAGGTTAAGTCCTCGGTGTTATTCACGAGGAGGATATTTCCTTCCGGGTGATGAAGTTCAATAGCCATTACCCATGCTCCAGTGGAGGATATCTTATTCTTTTCGATAATGGATGCAGTCGATAACGTTAACATCTAAGCCTCCTGTAATTGAATAGAACCATTCCATATACCATAATCACTAGCTGAGAAGTGGAGTTGGTCAGCAAACCTTACTCTTACCTTCGCTCGTGTCTCCGGATGTGTCCAAAGGAATATCTCTGCAGTATTAACCTGGTCAAAGAAATTCCTTAGCTTGATATATTCCGAAGTCGGTATCTTGTAATTTACTGAATACGATCGTAACGCTTTCGTAGTCTTACGATGCGTTAACATCGTCATGTTTTCTACCTGAGCCTTACGACTTACATCAGGCGTTGTTTCATCGATAGGGTATATCGGATATCTTATGTTTGGGAATTCTAACATACGCTATACTGCGGCTGCCTTAATGGCATCACGCATACCTCCTTTGTTTGTCATAAGACTAGACACTACGACATCAACAATCATTTGCTCGCCGTCGAACTTAGTCTCTTGTTGTTGGCTATCCAGTTGTTGGCCAGATTGATTGATGATATTAACCGTTACTTTACTAGCTCCTTCACCGCTAATCATCTTACGCGTTTGGCTTGCGTTATAAATACGATGTGAGGAGTTGAACTGTAAGAGCTCTGGACCATTCTCACCAACTAATGTCATGCCTGCAGGAGCAATACCACCGCTTGCAAACTTACCAAAGCTGTTGCAGTAAGATGCAAAACAAAAACCCCCGCCACTTGCAAACGAAGATACACCGCCACGACCGGCGCCAATAGCACCGATACCGCTTACCACTCCACCGAATAGGCTTTGTAGCTTAGGTTGTACATACTGTTGGAATGAAAGGTTAACAAGCATTTTAATAATGCTATTTGTAATATCCTTAAAGATATTTTTAAGCCCCTTACCGAATGACTCAGCACCAGTTGCAATGTTCTCAAGATGGCTAGTAAATGAGGAGTTAATACTACTCATCGTACTATCGAAGGTAGACTTGGCTAGGTCGCCATAGTTCACTACCTCTAAGCTATACTGTCTAGCACCTTCTTGTAGGCTAGTACGTAGATTACGTCCGGCCATTTCCCATAGCTTTTGCTGAGCTTCAACGAGGTTCTTTTCTACTTGCAAGCGTTGAGTAGCGCTTAGCTGCGCTTCATTAAGTTCTCGTTGAGCGAATTCAATGTATGCTCGTAACTGCTCATTAAGTACTTGGTCTGCATCCGATTGGGATATCCGTCCAAGCCTTACTAAGTTAGATTGATGTTCAGAGTCCTCGTTGAGTTGCGTATATGCTAACTCTCTGATTTTCTGTTCCGTATCAGCAGTAATCTTTAGCTTCTCGGCATTAGCTCTCTTTTCAGCTAGTGTCTTATCACCAACGGCTTTTGTGTACTCACGAACGTTATCATCGATTTGAGCCTTTTGTGCTTCGGCTTCCGTCTTGAGTAATTGCAAGCGATCGCCCGTGCGTTCAAGGTCAAGCTTCGAGATTTCCTCGTTCATTTTACGTACACGGATTTTTTGATTACGGTCAGCTTCTTCGAGTTTCTTTTGATATACCTCTTCATTCTTAGCCTTAGCTTCTGCTACTAGGTTGGAGTTGGCCAACGCTTTAGCATTAGCGTTCTTTAAGGCATCGACTGAGCTACCCCATCCGCCGCCAACATTACCGCCATATGCTTTTGCATATAGCGCTGTATCTACATAGCCTGTAGCAGTCCCAAAGTCACCTTCAATAGAGCTAGATTGAAGTACTTGTCCAGGTCCCACGCCACCAGGTCCATGAGAGTTTGCGCCAGTATAGCCACCATTACCATCAGCAATAACTACATGGTTATCGCCAAGTACAACTACACCATCACCTGCTTTAGGCACGTATCCATCGCCTACATCATGCCATGCTCCTACAGCTCTAGCATCACGCATAATATCAGGCACATATCTAGGAGTGCTAATACCAAACGATTCTCTAATGCTATCGGCAAATAGTTTGCCACAATCTGTAGCCCAATCACCTTCTGCACCTAATACGTACTTCTTGCCTAATTGAGCATTAGCTGCATCTAGCACACTTGCCGCTTGGCCAGTACCACCGCCTCCGTTTAAGCCGGCTGCAGAACGAATAATCTCACGGATATTCTTATTATTTGTTTCGTATTGGTTCTTAGCGTTGAGCTTGTCGATTTCATATTGGCTACCATCAATCTCTAAGGATTGAAGTGTAAGACTACGGATAAGCTCGTTAAGACGTTCTACCGAGCTTGCTAGTTTTTCAGCTGCTTGCTCTGCTTTCTTGGCCGCTGCCTCTTGTGCTTTGGCCGCCTTATTAGCTTCTTCATTAGCCTTGTTAATAGCCTCATTATTGGTAAGACCATTCTTAGCATCGTCAATTTCTTTTTGAAGTTTCTCTTGCTCCTCTTCGGCTTTCTTCTTCGCAGCATCTGCCGCTTCCTTAGCCTTAATAGCAGCATCGATTTGAGCGCCTTCTTCTTTCGTTGCTAAGCGATCGTTCTTGATGAGTCCAAAGAGTGAACTATCTTCAACCCAGTACCGCCCATCATGGTTAGCCATGTAAGCAGCGTTAGTACCTGGAGCATTAAGGTTCTTATGTGCTCTAAGCCCATTAACATCAACACCTAAGTCTGTGCCTTTGGTTTGCTCCTTATACCGATAATCTAGCAGTGCTTTACCGGCTAAGCCGATAGCAGTTGCTAAAGCAAGCCATGGACCTGCTGCCGCTATAGTAGCCAATCGCATGAACTTCAAAGCACTTGTAATGGATTGAATTCCCGTGATTGCTATACTAGCTTCTAAGCCGAATTTAATAAGACCTGAAATAGCTTCTTTTTGCTCTGTAGCTAGATTACTATAAGACTTTGTTAGATTGATTGCACCTTGCGCATATTCCATAACCACTGGCAGTAGTTCTTGGCCAATCATAATAGCCAATCGCTTGCCTGTCTGTTCCATGTCTTTCAACTGACGATTAAAGGCAGCGGACTTTCTAGCGGCTTCATCATCAATGATGAGCCCCATCGCTCTTGCACGGTCCTCGACTTGTTTCATAGCCTCGGCGGACATATTTAACATTCCGTGAAGCTGGTATCCGGTTTTACCGAACAGCTCCATCTCAACCCGTGTCTTTTCAACGCCGTCCTTCATGTTCCTTAATCGGTCTTGAATAACGCGGAACACTTCGAGGGTATTCTTACCCTCAATCTGATCAATGCTAATACCTAGCCGGCTGAACATATCAGTAGCTAGTTTCCCTTCTGCGGATGCAACTTGCATCTTGTCCTGTGCGTTAGACACAGCCTTCGCAAATTTAGCGAATGCTACAGTACTAACGTCAGTAGCTACACCCATATAGTTCGCAACGGAGAGGAATGTACTTGCTTGTTCAGCAGTCGCACCTGTTAAGGATTGCATCTTCTTTACTGATAAGTTCCAAGCTAGTGCCTCTTTAGCGAGTTTAGAACCTAGACCGGCAAGACCGGCACTCGCACCAATGGCAAACATTTCATTCTTTAATTTTGAAAGCTCTGCAACTGTTCCCTTAGATGTAGCGGCGATTTTCTCTAAACCGGCTTTTGCATTCTTATCGGTCAGTTGCACTACGATATCTACTACGTTATTCGACATCCTTATTCATCGCCTCCATTTCTAATCCCTCCAGTATCCACATAAGACTAAATAACATCGGATTTAGATTAATGTTATTCATTTCCGCAACTGCGCGGATGGCCGGATAATCAAACCCCGCTAGTCCGCCAGAGTGGTAATTCCTTTGACTGCGTGATAGGTTATACAGTTTCATAGCCAGTTTTGAACCGAATAATAGGCGTGGTGGGTTAAAGTCACACTCGGAGCAGTCGAAGGACTGCTTTGTAGCGGTTTGTAATTCCTTACATCCCTTGCAGTACTTCGGCCTATCCGAGGACATCCACCTCCACGCCTCTTCTAGTTTTTTTCTGTTTCTTCTTGTAATTGGTAAGTTAATGTAATGACTTCACCGGCGAAGTTCATTGCGTCCTTATCACTTACAGTATTGAGTTCTTCATCTGTGAGTTCGTATACATCTGTTAAGATGAAACGCATAATATCACGACTACGCACAATAGATGCTACTTGATCATCAACATCTACTGGACAATACACGAAGTCTAGACCGGCTTTGATTAATGCATCACGTTCAGTCCATGTAAGGGCTCTTGGTTTTAATTCTTTACCTTGAATATTCATAGTTACCTCCTAATGAGTTAGATTAGTAAGATGTTTGGCTATTAACCAATTCAAATACTACTGCAGATTGACCGGCATCATCGCCATAATAGGCTTTGAATGGAAGTTCAATATTTACGCCTTTAGGACCATCGATACCAGGAGAGTTACGTTCGTAAATCAATTCCGGTAACTTAATGACCAAGGAATTGGTACCTTTAGTAAGGGTTAATTCCAAGCTAGATTCAGTACCATTTACGGCTTTATTTAATAGGTCCATGTTTTGGAAGAAGGCTTTAATAGTACCGGATACGCCGATAATACCTGTATCGATGTAAGTGCGGAAGCCTTTACCACCGATAGCATAAGAGTCACCGTCCAAGCCGAAGTCGATATCAAGGCTCATGGACAATACATTCGCTACAGTAACACCACCTTCTTTTATGGTGGCTTCGAGGTTTTCGAATGGAGTAAATGTAATAGACTTAGGTGCAGTATCGAAGGGTACCGCCGCCATAGTTTCTTTACATCCCATTACATCGATAGATGCAGTTAATTCAGAGTCACCACCGAAGTTTAAGGACATTTTATTCATACGTACGCCACTGAATTGTTGGTAAGTACTGATATCCTTATAGCCTTGCTCGAATGTAGCAGATGGCATATCTGGACCGATTTTAAATACGTGTTTCTTACCGGAGCCTTGTGCTGTTGTAGTTGGAGCACCAAAGCCTAGCTTTAACCAATAGCCAAATCCTAATACATCAACTGGTGGAACAATACTACCGGATGTATCGATATTACCGCGACTAGGTGCCGCCGGATTACGTGTGCCTCGAATAACAGAGGAGTCATTCAAGTTTTGGCTAGCCTTCAAAGAAGAGCTGATAATAGGCATTACCACGCCACCGGTAGATGGTGTAGTACCGAAGTCAGTTTCAAAGGCCATTGTAAGAGAAGATTGTGCACCTTGTGCACGTTTAGCAACTGCCATGTTTAATCCTCCTAATATTCAACATTACCGCCAATTACATGCGGTATTTCTATAGTGAGTGTGGCTTTACCCGGATATACCGGACGCCACGAGATATTGTCTGTTTCATAGTCAATGTTAATGACAGGATAGTTAGGGTTAACTGCCATGATACATTCGATGAGTAATTGACCAAGTTCGTCACACTCGAACGCTCCTGTGTATTTCACTACACGTCCTTCACGTTCTGCCTCAACTCGTACTATTCCCCATACGAGTTGTAAGGTGTAAGAGTATGAACTTGCCAAGCCTTCGGACTTGTTATCCATCATGATGATCACGCACGGACAATCCTCTTCAAGAGGTGCGCCGGCGTCGTCATAACCGATGTAAATAGTTAAGTCCTTTCCGAAGTGTTTCATGCAGTAGTCGGTAATCTTCTGATTATCCTTAACCGCTTCCGCCCATCTGTTAGCAATGACCGCTAGTGGAATAGTTTGCATTGCTACCTCACTTTATATGCTCGTCTACTTGATGCGAACTGAGTACTTTTGCCTAGTGCATATTCGCCTATTTTAGACTCTAGGTAAGGTACCAACTTAGGCTGTAAGGATGTTTTCATTGGACCAAACGTTTTTCGAGGTTTAATCCTAAATGATGTTTTCCCTTTGGCAAGTTGAAAGCCACCGGCAAATAATGTCCTACGCATTGGCTCTGTGATTTGTTTCGTATAACCACGCTCAATCTGTTCGCCTAATCGTTTAGCAGACGATGATAACCACCCTACTTTTACTGATTGCGACATGGCATCGTATTGGTACCCAACTGCCCGGAACATCTTACCGAGTGGAGTATATCCGACTGTAGTTTCCTTTACGCCACCGGCTATAAGCTGAGCTCGGGATTTAAGCCCCCAACCTTCTTTATAAGCCTTACCGCCATCTTGATAGGCACGCCTTACTTTAGCGCCAAATGCTGCCTCAAATTGTGCCCTCATTGTAGGTGGCATGAAGTTCGCATATTTATGGCCACCAGGTGAACCGGATTTAATACCTGCCTTGATTTCCTTCTGCATCATCCAACCGACTGACTTCATAGCTTTCCTTGTCCAATCTGGTTTAGTCTTAGCTATGAATTCAAGGTACGGTGTTGCAGTGTCAACAATGGTAATCGGTGAATTACTCATGGTCTTACCGTCCTAACGTTGGCCACAATTTCAAGACAGTGCATTTTAGCGTCACTATCGGAGATATGATCCACATACCACTTCTTGCCATTGATGTATATTACATCTTTAGTCTTAGGTAGTGGCACGTCCTTAGTTCTAACCCATACCTTAGCTTTATCAGCAAGGCCAGTTACGAACCCAGAACCTTTACCATCATACTCACCGATTTCTACACTAGCCTTAATCTGCTTACCTTCATATGTTATTTTTTCGCCAAATACATCAAGCAAGGCGCTTTCATCATAGGTCAGCATATGTTATACCTCGTAGAGTGAATGCGGCCCGTGTGGACCGCATTTCATTAAAAATACAATAATTAGTTTTTCAACATTACTGTAACAGTATCTTGAGTTGCAGTCTTAGGTTCTACTGCGATACCCAATGGTTTACCACCAGTTTTAGCAGCTTTACCAGAAGCGAAGTTTACTGCGTCACCTACAGCGTATGTATCAGATTTATTAGCATCTACTTTGAATACGCCAGTTACTTTTAACGCACCCATTTCATCTTTCTTAATATCTGTTACTGCTACACCGTGAAGTGCACCGGCTTCTACAATGTCACCGGCTTTTACATCTGCTGTTGCCACGTAGTTGATTCGGTCTGTTTCATATACGAATTTTGCCATATGTATTTACCCCCTAATTATTTACCTGCGTTTTTGAATACACCACGGAAGTCAAGAGCACTTACGCCACAGTCGAATGCGACTTTGTATTCGATTCCGTCTACATCGAAGCCTTGGCGAGTTTCAAGACGTGGAGTTTCAACGCCATTCAAATAAGTTACTTCAATAGTGTCATGTTGAGATGCGTCAGCTACTAAATACCATGCATCTGGATCAGTTAATTCAGCATCTGCTACAACTACGAAGCGACCTTTGTAAGGGTTAACTACACCGGAGTTTACACCGTCTACTGCAGCAGTAGAGTTAACGATTTGGTATGCAGTCATTTCGAGTTCTGGAGGAACTACCAAGTATTTAGGTGTGATGTTAAGAGTAGCATCACCAGTAATACCTTTTTGACGGCGCATAGCTGTAATTGCTTTTGCGATTGCTTTAACGGATAATGCTTCACCTGTACCTGCAACGTTACCATGTTGTGTATCGAACAATGCAATATTGTCTTGCATTTTAACGTTACCAGTTAATTGAGCGTATACCATTTTGTTTACCAAGCGTTTAGCGGCGGAACCGTATTTAGTAGCAATTTTGGAGAACAAGCCTAAGTCATCATTGATGATTGCTTGACGAGTTAAGCTGAACAATTTACCATAAGTAGCTACTTTAGTACGAGCAGATGCTTCACCTAAGAAGTCTTGTTGGAATTGGCCACCTTCTGGAACTAATTCAAGGTTACCTGCTTCGGACAATGCTACACGTGCAGCTTCTTTGAAATCACGGTTAGAGCCTTTACCTGCCCAGATTTGGTAAGTAGTTTCTGCTTCGTTGAAGCCTACCATTACAGATTTGTTAGCCAAGTTAGCCATAATAGCAGGGAATGTAGATGTAGAGTTAATAGCTTGACGAGCCAATTCCATGTTATCGCCAAAGTTAGCTTGTAAGCCTTCACGTTGCAAAGCTTCACGCGCTAACTCAACCATAGAGTGACCACGTAATTCTTGTGCACCTGGTGCAGCATCTGCTACAGGGATACCTGCTGCCATCAATACTGCATCTTGTGCAGCTGCACGGAACTTATCGGATTCAGCTTCGCCCATTGTTACGGATACGCCTTTATTGCGTACACGTAATTGGTCCATTACCATTGCACGAGCTTCATCAACGGATACGCCCATTACGATTGCTTCGTCAGCACCTTCTACATCGAAGTCACGGAACAACGCAGTAATTTCGGAAGTACGTTTGCGTTCTTGCTCCATAGCTTTTTGAAGGTCTGCTTGTGTGATACCAGTTTCAACTGGTTCTATAGATTTTACTTCTTCATTGTTTAAAATTTCTTTTGGATCCATACGTGTGTTATCCTCCTGTGTGTCAATACTTGTATGAATTTCTTCAGCACTACGTCCCACGCCAACAGTAGGGTCAGCCGGAACAGATACAATACTGATTTCTAAAGGTTCCCAATCAGTTACTACATATGTGTCAGGTCCTTTGAATCTACCATTACTAGATATAGAATCTTTCTCATCGAGCACCTCATAGCGCTTAATAGAATACCCAACACTTACACCTTGTAGCGTACCGGACTGTACCTTTTGGAATATTGTTTCGGATTGTTCATCTGTGTCAAAGCGTACTAACGCTTTACCGCGGTTATCTTCAATCCAAGCCTTTTCAACGTGCCCCACGACCGCATCACGATCATGGTTAAACAACGCTGTACCTAAACCATTATTAAAGCGCTCAAGGTTGATGCACTCTTCATCGTGGCAAAGGATTTCATCGCCGAACCAACGGCCATATGGCGTTTCGGAAGAGAAAGATAATTCTACTGTCCGACTATCGGTATCGACGTGGTCAATAGTAGTTTCTCGACAATAGTTGCCAAGAACACTACGTTTTTGATGTTCACTCATTACTAGCCATCAGCTCCTTCCTGTGTAGTGTCATCATCGCCCATCGTTAGCGGTTGCAACTCACTGGAATAATCTAGTAACACCCCGAGCTCCTTGGCTCTATCTTGTTCGAGTTTCCGTTGTTCAAGAACTTCTTCCCAATCACGTCCAGATGATGCGCACACATCCTCTAAAGTTGTAAGACCGGACTTGATTGCTTCCTTATTAGCGTTAACTTCCTTAACAGGGTCAATCCATGACCACCCTGGAGCAAGCCAAGCTACCTCTTGGTATTTGTCCTTGTTCGCTAAGTAGTCAGAAGGTAATTCACCTGCTAAGTAAAGGGCGTCAATAAAGGCTTTCCAAATCGGCATACAGAAGTGTGTGATTACAAATTTCTGCACTTGACGGAATGTCTTTTGGTCCTCCAACAAGTTTTGCCTTGCAGCTGAGAAATTCCCAGATATATTACGCGCTACGATGTCAGCGCTCATACCAAGACCGGACGCTACGCGTCTAGTCTGAGTTGCTGAATATTCGCTTGCAGTACCCGCGTTACGCTTAGGGTCTGCAAACTCAATGGACTCACCTGGGCTTAGGTGTCTAACCATACCTGGTGCCATTGTGATATTAGGTCTGCCTTTGCTATCTCTTGGTAGCATAGAGGTTTGTCTTGCAGAGTTTTGAGAGGTTACGAAAACACTGAAGCACGCTGCAACTCGTGCAGCAATTAAATCAGCATCCATGTATTCGTCGATATCGTGAATCCTACGCAATACTAAAGCCAATAAGCTTATGCCCCTAATTTGAGATGGACGTTTAGGCTTGAATAACAAGAATGCTTGGTCTGTTGTTAACCGAACTGTGTCAAAAGAACGTAGCCCCATTGGGTCTGTTTGGCTTATGTGGTACGCTACTGGTCTACCGTGTTCGGTAACTTCTACACCGTTGATGATATTATTCTTGCCATTTGTGATACTTACTGCGCCAATGTTCTCAGCCTCTATCAACTGAATGGATAACGGTAAGTACGAGCCTTGTGAAGTCTTATTAACCAGAATTTCACCGTCATACACCATACGTCTTAGCGCCATTTCTTGTAGTTCATAGAAATTAGAAATACCCCTAATGTCAGCGTTTTCAGGTTCAGCCCATTTGGCCCATGCTTTCTCAATTTTCTTATTAAGATCGTTATTTAACTTACCATTACGGTTTCGTACTTTAGCTTGTGGAACAATCCCCGCACCGATTACATTTCGTAGCAGTGCAATTACAGCGGCTTCTGCTAAGTCACTGTTCATCTCGGCAGCTCTTGCTCGGCCACGTATGATATCGCGTGAACCTGTTGCAAGTTGTTCCGCAGTCCCATACGCCGGTTGCCAATCACTGTTTAGCCTATCCATAGATGCCGCATCATATTGGCGTAACGCATCACGGTAAGCTTGACGTTCATACGCACGTTGTGGACTGACCCAACCGATTACTTTATCAATAATGTTCATCGTCCACCCCATGTCACGAATGCGTCAGCTTGATACCCATTGGACTCTTCGTGTACTCGTTGCATTAGCGTTTGTTCGCGTGCGTAAAGTACTGGTAAGTCAATTGTCTTGAATCGTTTACCACCAATTTGTAACTCGGAGTATCCTTTAGTTTCGATATCCTCGATGACTTGGCGCACACGTTCAAGCTGTTCATTTACATCGCTCATGGTTCACCTCCTATCTAAACCAATGGCCAGTATTCCCTATGCCTCCGCTGTAGTCCTCGTATGTTTGGACCTCTTCGGATTCCTCATAAGGTTCTGGCTCCATTAAATATTTAACGCCGGCAATATCTGCTACTGCTGCGTTGTAAGTACATGTATCAAGTAAATGGTTAACAGGATGGCTAGTGAGTGGTTTCCACTGGACTGTTACCGCCCCTGTTTTTACATTTCTGTGTTCCTGCTTTTCCTCTGACCTTAGATGGTCTGAGTACTCTTGCGGGCAATCTTTGTATAAATGGATCGTGCCATCTTCGTTTATTGGTCTTACCATTCTCGCGAATATGAAGTCTTTCCAATAATCTGTATTCAATACGTATAGCTTTAATCCACCTACAACGCCCTTCTCCAATGATGTCATTGTGTATGGCGCTGTCATAGTAGTATGGTTTGACGAGCCTTTAAGAGGAATACATACTTCCGGAAATCTTGAACAGAACTGATATACTTCGTCTGTTCTAAAGCCGGAGTCAATGCCTGCTTTCATTATTTGACGAGGCTCTCCATACTCCGATGGATACTCTCGATGAATAATGATTTCCTCTAAATCGTCCCAAGTGCTTGCCTGCCCGTAATCAATCAGGTAAGACTTCACACCGGGAGCATAGGCCCTTACTTCCCACCAGAAGTGGTCAAGCTGTACGTCTACAGATGCAATAAGTAATACTGCCTTATCTGGAACGATACCGCACGGATACGTAGATTCTGTAAATTGCATATTTTGCGTACTCTTAGTTTTAGCACTTCGCCAAGGTTCCGCTAACCATGAATTAATGAAGTTCATTAACGAGGCAGGTGTACCTTTGGAAGTCTTAAACTCGTAAGCAACGTCTCCGAACGTGACCCACGGCGAATATATCGACGATAAGTGATACGAAATTGAGCGGACTTTGCTTTGCGATGCATTTACCGCTTCCCATTTCCCATGCCTTAACATTTCCATTTTGTGCTTATCGTGGATGTGTCCGCCGCAACGTTCACATTCGTAATACGCTGTATCACGTATCATGTCCGCATTATCGTTGTGTTCGTCTGGCCATTTTATCTGCTTGAACTTGAGGGTCTGCGACACTCCGCAATGTGGACATGGCACGTAATACTGCCTGCGCTCATTTGCATTCATGAGCGCCTGCCAAATATTACCCGACTCAACAGTAGGCGTAGATACCATTACTATTTTCTTATCCACGAACGTTTTAGTACGTTCCTTTGCAAGTTTTATTGGATCCGCTTCCTTACCTGAAAAGGCGGGGTATTTGTCTATTTCATCAAAGAATAGATACTTAATTGACCGGCTTGATAAGCTACTAGGTGAGTTCGCCCCGACCAGTACCATATAATTGCCGTTGTTGAAATCCAATTCAAGTAATTTACTATTCTCGTCAAAATTATCACTAATAGATTTAACCGATTTAAGCATCGGTTGCACTCTCTTATCACTAGCAAATTTAGCAATAGTGTCTGTTGGGTACACCATCATAACTGGTGATTGTGTTTGGTCTAACGCATACCCTATCATGTTGAGCTCTGCTTCAGTCTTACCGATTTGCGCACCAAAGCACAGTACAATCTGTTCAATCAGAGGGTCTGTGAATTTGTCCATAGGCTCTTTTAGATATGGCGTTCGATTTGTTCTCCACCTACCTGGCTCTGCGGATATATTCGTTAATACCCTAAAATTGTCAGCCCATTCTGATACGGTGTATCGTTCCGGTGGTTTAAAAGCATCGAGCTCTTCCTGGAACCAATTAACTCTTGGCTCTGCTTTTACCGGTTTTGACTTCCGGCGTGTACTCGCCTTTGCGCGAGTAACTTTCGAGGTAGTCTTCGGCAACTTCGCTCACCACCCTTTCCACCGTCGCTCGTTCTTCTGGATCAGTGAACTCACTCCCTACTCGTTTACCAAGTTTTATGAGTGAGGATTTTAATTCTAAGATACGAGCAGACCATTCTTTCGCTACGTCTGCACGAGATACGTACTCACCATTTAACACGTCGAGCATTTTCTTTTCACGAGCAGCTCGAGACTCTTTATAGTCAGCTTCAGCTATCAGCTTTCGTGTGGCCGCTGATTGGTCTTTAGATTTATCCCCCTTGGCTTGGCCAAGATATACAAGAACTTCACGGAGGTTCCACCAACCCGTTGCAGCTTTAGGCATGCCCGATTTGTGGTGTCTCGAAATAATCTCAGGAGTTACTCGAAGAAGGTCGCATAATTGCGCACTAGATACTAGCAAATCGCCTGCGTTATTAAATTTCACACGTGGTTTTTCACTCGTCGCCAT